TGCGCCTGATGCTAAGATTCGTTCTGCAATGCAACGACAACATCATGCATTCATTGCCAAGGACAACCTAGCATTCAACATGGTCTCTGAAACTAGTGCAGCCTCTAAGCTTGTCTCTAAGATGGAGCACCATCCATACTTTGTAGCAGGTGCGCTCGGCGGGGGCGGTATGGGATCTCAGTTCCTTCAGGGTCCATTAGGCGAAGCTTTGGCGGTCGGCACAGGTATGTTAGGTGCTGGTTATATGGCTACAAGACCATCGACACTCAAGGCCGCTGGTAACACTTTGGAAACCCTAAATCCAACTAAGAGTTTATTGATTGACGCTCTTAATCAGCAAGCTCCGCAGGTACAGGAGGAACAGTAATGTCTTTACTTAAAGATATGGACCAAGTATCTAAAGCGTACTCAGAGGGAGCCTTTGGCTACCCTCGGTATCTTTTGGAACAAGGTAAGGTAGCTAACAAAGCACTTCAGTCCACGCTGGCAGAAATGATCCCTGAGGGGACTGCTCAGGCACTTAATAATCGTTTTCCTTTGTTTGGCCTTACGGAACAGCCCCGTCAGGCAATCAATGAGAAGCTGGGCGAAGCAGGACAAGCAATAGATGAAGCCACTGGCGGCTGGGGTAGTGCTGTAGGGAACTCTGCAGAGCTTGCGCTAACTGTAGCAAACCCTACTTCAGTACTCTCAAAACCTAAAGCTACAATGCATAAGTTTTCTTCTAACCTCCCGAATGACATGCCGGGATTTTATCTTTCAAAAACAGACGCAGAAACTAGGGCTAAGTCTAGATTAGGCGGTGAGTTTTATGAAAGAAGTCCTCAAGCGGCAATACAGTTTGAACAAGCAATTGCAAAGTTTGGTGCTGTCGGTAAAGGAGTAGCTAAAGGGCTTAGTAACGCTATTAACCAGAGCTTCACTCCTCAAGGGAGAGCCTTATGGGAACAGAAGGGCGTTAGTAAAACCCTAGAAGATATAGCTAAAGACCCTATAGGTGAAGTTAAAGCAAACGAAGCCTTTGGTGTCAAGGAAAGCAAGAGACAGAAAGAAGCTGTCTGGGGTCAACCTGCTTATGAGCGAATCCTAGGGTCGCAGTATGGTAAGAAGAGTCCTATACTAGCTCAACTAGACGATGAGTACTTTACTCACGAGGGTGTGTTTAGTTATGACGACTTTAAGAAACTTTCAGGACATGAGTCAGACGTAGATTCTGCAGCATTCTATAGGACCATAGCGGCTAATAATGGCATAGGTAAGAATGACGAATATGTCATGCTTGTTCGACAACCTACAGGCACTGAAGACTCTGGTTCGATAATGACAGAGCTTATGAACTCTGGGAGAAACCCTGTAGTTGCTAAGATAGAACAAGCGTTCAATCCAGCAGTGGGTTTTAACTCTGGTGAGTCGTTCTTAAGATTCTACGATAAAGGTAAGCGAACTAAGAGTGGCGCTGCTGAGATGCCGGAGGAGCGTAGGGCTGTCATTAGGAAAGCCTACAGGGATAATCCTGAGTTAAAAGGCATTACTGACCGTAATGAACTCATTGAGAAGCTAGGGAAAGCAGTGAAGACTGCTGCTAGGGCTCGTGGTGTTAAACCGTTTGGAGTTGGTAACTATGTTTCCGCTGCTTTAAAACGTAGAGAAATAGGTTCCTTTAATTCTAATGACGAACTAGCAAAAGCCCTAGAGGCTAAGGGTCTTACTCCTTTACGTAATAAACAACAAAAAGAAGATCCTGATGTGTTCATCGTAAGTTCCACACATTCTAGTGCTTATGAGCTTGGTGGTGTAAACCTTGTCTATAAGGTAGAGAAGGATGGAACGCTTAAGGGTCAGATGAATGACGTAAACGACCTCCTAGGTGTTGGGGCTCCCTTAGGGATGCCTTTGATCACTGTGACCCCTGTGCAGACGCGTAAGATTGGTGGTGCTAAACAGGAAGTAGAACGTAGGACTTCTCATGCTCGTTCTGATGTATATCAGGACGTACTAGAGCCCTACAGCCCTTCTAGGGCTAACTACGTTGAAGCAGGTGTTCGTCAGGGATCTGCGGCTACCCCGATAGCAGGCGCGGCTGGTGAGTATGAGGACGAGAGAGCTAAGGGAATGCTCTTAGACTAGGCACAAAAAAGCCCCCATGGAAGGGGGCTAAGGGCTTACACCAGTTTGCCTAGGAATATCTTAATGAATGGGAGTTGGATGACAAATCCTTCAAAGACTCCCACATCTGGTTCATCTTCCATTGGGTCTGCTTCGCCAAACCAAGCCCACAAGGGCAATTGTTTAACAAGCTCAATGTCAAACCCAAATCCGTTACGCAGCATTACTCTGTTCAGCGGTATCATTCCACCATTCTCCTGTCATATTGTCGGAACTATAATCAGTTACCGTACCCTCAAAGAAGTTCTTAAAGCTATCACCATTAATGATCCAATCTAGCCAATCTAGAGGATTCTCTTTGACTTTCCAGTTAGACTTTAGACCCAACTGTATCAGCCTGCGGTCTGCAATGTATCGAATGTATTGCTTGACTTCTGCAGCGGTTAGTCCTTGAACATCTCCCATGCTAAACGCAATATCAATAACTTTATCCTCAAGCTTTATGGCTTCTCGGAACATTTCGTATATCGACTTCTTGAACTCATCCGTAACGATCCTTGGGTGTTCCTCACAGAATGTACGGAATAGTTTAGCCATACCATCGCAGTGCATCGACTCGTCACGTATAGACCACTCAACGATCTCACACATGCCTTTCATCTTTCCGAATCTCTGGTAGTTCAAGAGCATTGCAAAGGCACTGAACAAAGACATACCTTCATTGAGCACACTTCGGGCAACTGCAAGTGCAAGTCCTGAGTGGCTATGTACGTCCATGTCTGCCATGAAGTCTAGTTTATCTTGCATCTCCTGCACTTCAGTGAAGGCACTAAACTCATCCTCAGGGAGCCCTAGGGTGTCATTGAGTAGAGCGTAACTGCGCTGATGAACAAACTCACGGTTGACAAAGCTACTGAGCATAGCACGAATTTCATTATTTTTGAATTTTGGAAGGTAATTTTCAATGTAGTTAGTTCCAACTGCAACATCTGTCTGTGTAAAGAGTCGTAGGATTTGGGTGATATGGTTTTTTTCTGATTCACTTAGCTTCCCCGATTTCCATTGTGTCACATCATCTTGTAGTTTGGCTTCATGCTCCCCCCAGTGGATACGCTCGTGATCTGTCGCGTACACTACCGCCCAAGGGTACTTGAAGGGTTTATAAGCTATGTTCTGATCCAATACGCTCATCGGGTGCTCCGTAGTTCTGATAATGTCATGTTTTCTTTAAGGTGTTCACGTTTATGGCAGTTAGGGCAAACCATAATACATTTCTCTACTTCTTTAAGTACTTTATCGAAGGAGGCTGAGTTTAACATACTGCCTACCTCTCTGTCTTTATTATGAGGTTCTTTATGATGAAACTCAAAGAACCCTGTTTTTTTCTCAACTAGACCGCATATTTGGCAAGTGTAGTCGAACATGGAGAAGAGTGCTTCTTGTTTCTCTTTGCGTCTACGTAATCGACCTTGGCGGTGTCTCTCGTATTCCTCATCGTCCATCTCGGCTACTTTCTTAGTCAATGTACTCCTCCGATGTCTAAATCGTAATCTTGTTCTGCATATTTTAACATACCTGCCTTGACTAATTCAAGTACTCCAACGGCTTCTACTATAGTCATTCCGTCCAAGGCAGCTACAACGTCCTGAGCGGCTCCCTGAGCCTTGTTGTGACGATCTAGCATCTCTTTAGTGATCTCCATTACCTTTCCTCCATGTAGCTTATACCGTCCTTGTGGAGCACCACAGTGACATAGGTGTCCTCTGACTTGACTCCACGTTGTTCCTCTAGTTTCTCCAAGGGTATAAACTTACGTTCATCATTTAATAGATCCTGTAGACGTTGATCTTCATTGACAAAGACATTACCCCAGAAGGATGTGCTGTCAAAGAGTCTAACGTAGACCTTTATTTTTTTCATGGTGCCTCCACTTGTGGAATCCTATACCCCACTTGTTATGGGGATAAGTCCTCAGCCCCGTACTGAACAGCCTGTGCCGCTTCCTGTTTAAGTTGATGACCATACTCAAGTTCTTCGGCTGTTTCGTCTCCACTAGACTCTGCCTCAGCTTCCAGTATAACTTGTTCACAATACTTCCTCAATAGCTCGTTTAGTCCGTAGTTGACCAGTGACTTCACTGTATCATGGTCCATGTCCACTATCATGTGTCCTGACTCTTCATCGTACTCAACGATTGTAAAGCTACCTCTGTTCACATTCCACTCCTTCCGACTTTCTCTTTGCGGTATATTGCAGTTGTGTTTATACCTGCGTGTGGGCATACAAGGATAATCTCAGGCAGGTCATGTTTATCAATCTCACCGCCAGATCCACAGATAAAGAATGAGCGAGACCACTCTGGCTTTTCGTGGAACCATATCTCCTTTAGTTTCTCAAAGAGTGCATACTCCTCATCCGTTATCTCTTTCATCATTCACCTCACTTTATTGCGCCATACTGTGACACTCGTGTACACTTAATTGCGCCAAATGTACACGTTACTGTGTCATGTACATACCATCAACGTTCCTCTAATGCTTTCCAAGAGTAGGGAAACTCAGGCTCTATGGCAGCCTTAAGCATCTCAGCAAACACCATAGCCTCCTCTTGTGCTCCTTCACCACTGCGTAGATTGTACACGTGGTAGAACGCTAACAGATTACCAGACCAAATGAAGTTCACCATCATAGATTGTGGTAACACCATTCGTGCCATCTCTGGCGCAACACCATCTTCCAGCATCATCCTGTACAACTCTACTGACTCTTCTACACGATGCTCATACAAGCGCTGCCACTTAGGACTATATGGGTGACGACCACCAGACCCTTGCTTGATGCTATCGTCAGGACGCTTACGCCACCCGTCAGGGTTAAAGAACTCTGGGATGTCATCAACGTAACGTCTACTCTCTTCGTTCCATGTCAGCCCAGCCTGATGCTTCATTAGCTGTCTAGCGAGGAATAAAGGTACACTGCAACGAAGCTGTATAAAATTATGGCGGAAAGGCGTATCATGTCTGTGTCGAGCAAGATAGTTAATAAGCTTGACATCTTTACCCTCCATGTTATCTGCTTCTTTAGCAAAGCTTACTCGTGCAGAGTTGACGACCGAAAGGTCGCCCCCTGCTGAATCAATTAGTTCTACTTTCATTTATCACCCATGGCAACTTAAGCATTCTTCAGCGTCCTGCAGTGCGTTGCGTTCCACTGCTAGACCAACTTTATCTGCCTGTACTGCCGCATTAGTACGGAAATAGTACAGACCCTTCAGGCCACTCTTCCAAGCCCTTAGGTGGACCCCATTGACATAGGACCTTGGGCTTCCTGCTGGAAAGAACAGATTGACTGACTGACCTTGGCAAATGTACGGTTGTCGTTCTGCTGCATGATCTATGACATGCGACTGATCAATCTCAAAGGCTGTCTTAAATACTTCCTTGGTCTCCTCAGGGATCTCAAGGTGCTGTACTGAGCCAGCGTGGTTGATGATAGACTTCCAAGTCACATCATTGTTCATGTCAAGCTTCTCAAGCTCCTTCTCTAGATATTTGTTCTTAACTAAATGGGCGCCTGCGCGAGTTCTGTGAGTGAAGGCATTAGACTTAAGAGGCTCAATGCTTGCTGTGCAACCACAAATGATACTACTGTTAGCATTAGGAGCGATAGCAAACAGGTGAGCATTGCGATCCCCAGTACCTTCAAGATCAGACGGTTCTCCTTTCTCTCGTCCAAGCTGCTTAGTCGCTTTCTTGGCTTGTCCATGTATGTCCCTAAATATCCTCTGGTTCATTAGTTTAGCACCTAGGTCGCCCCAAGCATACCCATGCTGCTGGAGGAGCCCTGCGAAGCCCATGGCACCCAAGCCTAGACTACGTTCTGCCTGTGCAGAGAACTTAGCTTTCTCTAGCTCGTCAGGAGCATTGTCGATGAAGAACTGAAGAACATTATCCAAGAACCGAATAAGGTCTGGGATCATGTCAGTGTTCTCCCACTCGTGGTACTTCTCAAGGTTTACTGAAGATAGGCAGCATACCGCAGAGCGCTCTTCGCTTGTGACGAGGTGGATTTCATTGCAAAGATTGCTTCCTCTAACTTTGAATCCAAGTTCCTGCTGCCGAGCATTAAGTCCTCTATTTGCTGTGTCGATGAAGTTGATATAAGGACTTCCAGTGCGGCTACGAGCTTCAAGTAGTCTTTCCCACAATCCTCTAGCTGAGACAGCTTCTGCAACATCTCCTGTCGCTGGGTCTCTGAGTTGCCATTCGTTGTCATTCTCAACGGCCTCCATAAACTTATCAGTAACATTCACTGCATTAAACAAGTTGAAACACTTGCGGTTACTATCGCCACCCGTAGGGAGCTTTAGGTTGATGAACTCAACAATGTCTGGATGATCAATGTCGATGTATGCTGCATAACTACCCTTGCGTGTCTTACCTTGTTTGTAGGCAGTCATCTGGCTATCGACCACTTTGATGAATGGTATAGGACCTGGGCTCTTATCGGATATGCCCCTTACGTCACTCCAGTGTCCACCTACGCCTCCACCTTTGACACTCAGCCAAGCAACCTCTGCATTATGTTCGACAAGCCCAGATATAGAGTCGGGAACATAAGTAAGAAAACAACTAATAGGAAGACCTCGGACCTTCTCGCCAGCTTTAGGAGCGTTAGAAAGAACAGGACTACTGAACATAAACCAACGCTTACTAGCGTAATCATAAATGCGTTGAGCAAACTCCTCATCTCCTTCACAGTAAGCCTCTGCTGCTCGAGCAAAGGCGTCCTGAGGGTCCTCTCCATCTCTACAGTAGTAGTCCTTGAGCAGACTCAATGCCTGCTCGGAGAACCCCTGATTTCGTTCATAATTTACTTTAACCATTTAGTTTCTCTTCCAGTTCTGAATAACCGCCAATGTACTGATCATCTATGAATATCTTTGGTACTGTCCGTACTCGCTCCCCTAGGCGCTCCTCAAGCTGATCTAGAAGGTTTGGACTTACGTCTATCTGATGGTATAAGTAGCTCTGGTTTTTAGCAACACAGAGCTTCTGAGCCTCCTTACACCATCCGCAAGCACTAGTGCCATATATCTCAATCATGCTGCATCCTTCACAAACTGTCCATCAACCATCCGACCCTTGCGTGTCGCTATCTCCCCATAGGCAGCACTTAGGCAGTCCCTATAGCGTAGTCCGTACATCTCGGCAAGTATGATAAGAACTACCGTACAGTCGCCTATGGCGTCTGCGTACTCAGTGCGGTCATCTTTCTCATAGGCTTCCTTAAGCTCCTCCATTTCCTCTTGGAGTTTCTTAAGTTGTCCCTCGATAGTGCCCTGCTCTAGAATTCCACGTTCATCTGCCCAACCGACAATCAAATCTTCAAGCATCATAGTTCCTTAATCATGTAGTCAATGTACCATTTACATTTCTCTAGGTCCTGCCTAGGGTTGTTCTTGTTCAAGTGCCTGCTCAAGTACTTCAGGGCATTCCCAAACGCATAACTGTATGAGTCTGGGACGGTATCTTCAATGTAGTCGATCACCTCAATCTCTTTATTCGCATAATGGGCAGGGTGGTTTACCATATCTACGTCCATCGGTGCCTAAGCTCCTCTAGTTGGTATGAGTCATCTTCTGTAAGCTTCAGTGTACCTTTGCAGGAATCGAAGGACCAGTTGAGACCCAGAGGGTTTAGGTACGAATCCGACCAAAAGATACAAGCTGCTTCTGCGTATCTCATCGCTGATTTAGATGAGAAGATACCGATGATCTCTTTTTTTGCAATCTCATTTGGGTTATCCAGTATTGTTTTGGACGTTGAGTTGTACTCTTTCCACTTCGTTTGATATCCCTTACTTGTCCAGAACTGCTTACGACCAACATAGTATCTTCCGTCTTTCATTGTGATTTCATATATGAACCCTAGGTAGTCCTTAAGGTTATCTTCAAAATCTTTTAAGTGTGTCGAGTTAATCCAGTCCTTCATCTTCTTCGTCCTCGTCAACATCGAACAGATCCTTGAGCTGATCCATGTGTTCCTCGACTTTATCTGGGAATTGGGCAAGGACATCCTCAACCTCAATCCCCAGCACATCACAAAGAAGACAAACATCTACGTATTTAAGACATTCATCTGTAAACATATCATAGTTCCGTAATTTCTATCACCTTGGGTGGATTGACAACCTTAGTTAAAAACCTTGGACCAGTAGAATACAAGAATGTTCTTAACTCGGGGTAGCAATGATTTTTGTAACCGCAGTAGGAACAACCAGTTGCCAACTTTTCGTTTCCAGATTTGCCATCTGCCACGGGCGAATAGCAATGCTGTGGCGGCTGTGGCTGCTCCACGATCTTTTTTACGTTTCGGACCCGTTCAGCAATGTCATACTTAATAAAGTCATAAACATCTGCTTGGGTGTCCTCTTCGTCATACTCTAGGTATGCAAGATTACCGTTCTGTTTGTCAATAGCTAACCAACCATACTTCTTGTCTCCTTCTGAATGTGCATATGCTTTGATCTGGGCAATGTAACCAAAGGGGTCATCGAATGCCAGAGTACCATCTTTGAACTTCTTGAATCCGTAGGTCGACGTACTCTTAACGTCAATCAAACGACCATCTACTCGGGCATCCATATGACCCTTGACACCTTCGACTTCACAAACTTTCTGTTCGTCAGTAACAGAGTGACCTGAGAGTCGAATGAACAGCAGAAGCATCTCCTCGATCATATGGCCATACATGAACTTGATGTACGTGTGTGGCTTGAGTTTCTCTTTGGAGTACTTGTGTGCAGAGTACCAAAGTTCTCGATCAGGTTTGCCTATGGCGCTCAATCGTAGGTTGCGACTATCACGAGCTCCCTTGGATGGTTTGAACTCTTTACGCATAAGGTCCTTCATGGCCTCACCAAAGCGTTCAATCTCCGCATCAACGTCAACGTCCTTTGGCGTATTGCGGTTCTCCATTAAGTCGTAAATATCATCTACGAGGGTGTAAACTGATTTCATGTTTTTCTCCTAAAGTATACGGATAGTATATCATATCCTTTAGGACACATCAACACTTTTAGTGCGTCTGTGCCCAGTTATCGCCAATCTTGTATTCACCATCTAAAGGACAACGCATCTTGAAGTGAATACCTGCGGCTTTGATTGACTCTACCATCAGATACCCTACGTTTTGTGCATCCTTATCAGCAGCCTCAATCTGATATTCATCGTGGATTGAACCGACTAGTCTGTAGTCTAGCTTCCATTGTGCTGCAAAGTCTACGAAAATATCAAGAGCTTTCTTCATAACTACAGCGCCAGCAGATTGAAGCAGTGTGTTTAAGGCTGCGTGCTCTGACCTGATCCAGAGCCTGCGTCCATCGAGGCCCCTGAGAAAGCCTCTTTGAGCAGCCGTTGATACTCTATCTCGAAGCTCTGCAAGAGCTGGAGTGTTTTCAAGGAACTTTCGTTTAAGGTTTTTACCGTGGTTTGAGCTTCCTCCCACAATTGATCCAATTTTGGCATCTCCTGCCCCATAGAGAAAGGCGTAGATAAATGTTTTTGCTTGATCTCTTGAAGGGAGTCCTGCAGCATTTTGGTTTGCAGTGTGAATATCTCCGTTAAGTATTTCATGTGTGTATTCCTCATCGTCCATATAGTGAGCCAACATACGTAGCTCTAATCCAGAAGCATCAACCCCTACGAGCTTACGACCCTCTGGGACCACCCAGCAACTACGGCACTCCTCGCCATACTCTGAGTAAACTGCAGGCACCTGTGCCATATTAGGACTACTGTGAGTCATGCGACCCGTTACAGCACCAATAGCATTGACCTGCCCATGTACCCTGCCGTCATCCTCTACGGCATCAACCCAAGACTGCACCTGTGCGATTCGCTTCTGTACCAGTAGGTACTCTGCGATCAACTGAGCCTCAGCAATATCAGTAACATCCTTAAGAACACGTTCATCAACTATTGCCTGTCCCTTGTCTGTGAATTTCTCAGGCTTCCAACCGAAGTGCTGTAGATACCTGCCAATCTGTTGTCGACTACCTAGATTGAACTCAGGGTAATCTATGCGACTAAATGTACCTGCTACGTTTACCCAAGAGTCGCCTAAGAACTTTAGTCCCACGGTGGATAACGTACCATCCTTTTTTATTTTCGGACGAACTTCCTTAATGAACGTAGGCAGCGGTTTGAAAGTTTGTAGTACTTTTTCTTCAAGTTCATTTTTCTTCTCCTGCAGTGTGGCTAGTAGGTCAAACGCTTTTCGTTGATCGAGTAACCATCCATTATCAATTTGAGTGCTAATAGCTTCCTGTACTTTATGCTCAAGGTCAATGCTTTCGTTTCCAAAAGGACTAAGCTTTTCAGTGAGTAGTTCGTACAGCCGTTCAGTAACTCTAACGTCTTGCTGACAGTATTCCACCATCTCAGGCGTGAGTTTAGACCAATCATTATAATCTCCCTTGGGGAACTTCAGACGTTCACCCCATTTGCCTAGTGAATGACCACCCTCAAGAGACGGATTATATAGTCGGCTCATCACGAGAGTATCTGTCAGTTTGTAGTCATCAAAGGAAACCCCTAGGAGCCTCTTGACCACTGGAATATCGTAATTAATGATATTGTGTCCAATGATCTCTGTCACCCCGTCTAGCAGTGCCTCCATATCACTCTTGGTAGGTTTCTCTATAGTCACCATCTGCCCGTCCTTGATTGCACATAGACACCAGATGATCGAAGGTTTCAGTCCGTTGGTTTCAATATCAAAAATTAACTGCATCGTTAAAATTCATCCTCTTGGTTTGCCGCTTGGGTCTCAGGTGGCTCCCCTCGCTCCAATCGTCCCGTCTGGGAATTGTAGTACAACCAACCAGCAGGTCCTGTCATCCCTGTGCGCCTGCACTTGACTACCTGAACCATGGTAGAGTTGCGAGCGTAGTCATCATCAGCCATCTTGTCACGAGAGAGCAGGATGGTGTTGAATGCGATCTGGTTGATAGAGCCCGAGCCCTTCAAGTCGTATTCGTTCACGTTGTGTGGGTTCGTCATAGAAGGCTTACGCATGTGCGAAACAACTATGATAGAAGCCTTGGTCTCTTTTGCCAGCTTCAGCAACCGATCCATGAAGTCATCAATGGTCTCGTTGTTGTTGCTAGTCACTGCTGCCTGCAGAGGGTCGATGATCAGTACCTCACAACCATTGCCCTTGACCATGGCACGTAGCTTGATGAACAGTTCGTCAGAGTCTACGGCACCATTGTGGTCCAACAGGAGGATTCGTCCGTCAGTGATAATGTCAGTATGTAACTTATCAAAATCAATGTTAGAGCGGTCCTCTAGGGCCAGATTGTGACCCGTATGTATCGTCAGTAAGTTTTCTACTGCCTCACCATTATCAGCCTCTAGGAACGCACAGCCAATCTGTTTGCCAGTGTTCTTCCAGAAGTGGTACACGAGCTCATTCACCATGGTAGTCTTACCGATAGAAGTCAGAGCCCCTAGTACCGTAATCTCGCCTGCAGCAATACCTCCGTTCATCATCGCATTGAGGGACCCAAAGGACTCAGGAAACGGTATGATCTCCTCAGTGCCTCGCTTGATGAAGTCTCCCCAAGCATCCTGCAGGGTCACTATGCCCGTCATTCGGTACGGTTTAGCTTCCCACCAATCCGCTGTGAAATTACGGACCTTGTTGTGTGTCAGGTAGTCAGACGCATCCTTGTAGTCTGAAAGTGTAACAATGCGTGCCTTATTGGGCGAAAGGATCTGGGCGCACTTCTCAGCAGCCTCTCGACCCGCTGCGTCATTGTCAAAACAGATGACGACATTCTCAAAGCCCTCGAGCCACTCCAGATTGCTCTTGAAGTCCTTAACAGCACCCGCTGCACCTTTGCTGACCGATACCACTGGGAACTTGGAGCCCAACATTTCAAACGCTGCAAGTGCATCTAGCTCGCCCTCCACGACTGTTACGAAACGACCTTCATTCTTGAACAACTGCTGACCAAACAGTGTGTTGTCCCTCATGTTGCCCGTGGTACTGAATGACTTATCTGCGAGCCTGCGTACCTTGGTGCCTATGAAATTACCTCTACCATCAAAATAAGGGTAGTGATGTTTTGCAGGATTGTTAGTGCCTGCAGTGTTCTCTACAGTGACCCCGTACTTTTTCACGGTGTCCAGAGAGAGCCTACGGTCAACGATTGCCATAGGCGACCCAATCATCTCTGCGGGTTTGTTGTACGATACAACTTTTGCGGTAGCTTCCACGTTGTCAACCTCTTTAAAATGAGTTTGGCATGAAAAACAAAACCCATGTCCGTCAGAGTAGACCCCTAGTGCATCCGAAGATGCACATGAGGGGCAGCTCTGGTGTCCTATAAACTCAGCCTCAGAACTCTGAATCATCTTCCGCACCATCATGCTCTGCTTTCTCGACCACTCGGATTGCTTGCATGTAGACAGAAGTACCATGTACTGGGTGTGGTTTGCCTAGTGCGTACTTGATTCGCACAGTGTCACCATAGCGTACAGAGGACTTCTGTACTGGTTCACCATCGTTGTCGATGACTGGAAAATCATCAAACTTTGTGGCGAACTTGCGCTGGTTCTCGTTTTTGTAGGTCTTGAGCTTGACGCCCTCGGCCTGCAGTTTCTCTGCCGTGTCGTCGTCTAGTGTGACGACTACTGAGTACTTTCCTGTGCTCTGTCCGTTGAAAACTTCGTGCTCTGACAGATTAGCGAAAGCGACTTTACCAGTGATTACAGCCATTTGTATTACTCCTTTGGTTTGCAAATGCTCCCTTGAGCATCTGCAGTTAGTTTAACATTAAGTTTTAGTGATTGTCAAATAAATTCTTCTAAAAGATTCCAAGCCTCATCAGAGTCTTGTGCCATATCCTCAATGTCCGAGAGGATACAGCGTGCTTCGTCAGTGTCCATTCGTCTCTCGAGGACTAGAAAATTATACATTTCAAAGTATGTTTGAGTGCTCATTTTGAAAACCTCCTGTTTTTGTTCTCTGCTAGCATTTCGACAATCTCCATTGCAGAACGTACGTCAGGGAATACCATTGTGAACTTCTCTAGGATCCCATCCTCACCATAGCGACCCCAGAATTGCAGAGAGGCACCGTTGCGAGCGAATGTGATGGTCGCATCATCAATATCGTAGTAATCTTCCATTAGTATATCCTTAGTTATTTATTTAGTATTAATTAATAATCAACCTAAGTACTCTTAAGTATTCTACAGTAGCTTTTACCATGTGTCAACCCTATATTCGATCATGTAAGCAAAATAAATCACACCCATGATGAAAACTACTGCTAGTAGGTCTTCAATAAACGACTTCATCTTCCTCAGTCCCCACGTCATGTTTGTATGGTGTCTCCTCAAAGTCCGCCAGAGCGTCTCTCACGACCCTCACGCACTCGCTGCAGGTATCTAGGAATTCGCCACTTTTCGGATCTTTTCGCGTCAGTTCGTAGTCGTTCAGCACACTATCACAAATTTTACAACGCATCGTTTTGTCCCTCAAATAGTTTGATCATATCTGTAAATTGATTGTATTTTTCTTTGAGCTCGTTCTCAGGCATCTCCTCTAGTGTATTTTTATAGCCCACTTCAGCCCAGAATCGAATCTCGTTTTGAGTCATCATAGCATACTCATATTCCCAAAGGTCATTAATATATTCGTATTTATGCATTGGTTCAAAATCTAAATCGTCCACTAACTTATCCCCCAAACTTGCTTTTGCCACAAAAGTGCCACTGGACTGCCAGAGTACATGCTTTCGTCGGCAGTGTAAACAAAAGAATCGTATTTATATGGGTTATAGGTCACTTTGTCAAGTTTGTCACCCTTCAGAATCCCTCTAGAGGGTATCCATTCGCCCACTATGCCAGCGTGAACATTCTTTTGCTGCTCTCGGAGCACCCTAGCACGCCCTGAGAGGCTCACCACGGGCCGAGCGTCCCTGAGCCATACCTCA